GTACACAACCTGCTTGGTACTGTAGCAGTACATGTTGGTTGGGAAGATGGTAAGTTTAAATACAATCCTATTATGAACTTTGTTCCTGTTATGGATCCGTATAATCCACTTAAACCTATTGGTATTACATATCCTCTAAACAAAGCAACAGGCGATTGGAGAAATACTGATGAAGATATGTATGTATATTGGAGTGCTGAACATCATTATATGTTTGATAGTACAGGTAAGATTATTAAAGTAAATGAAGATAATATTAATCCTTATGGTGTATTACCATTTGCATTTATACAACCTAATCATATGGTAGATGAGTTCTTTAATGAAGGTGCTATGGATATTGCTCTTGGTAATAAGCAGATAGATATTGCTATGACTATGCTACAACACCACATTAGAACAGCAGGTGGACAATTTGTTATAGAGGGTAGGGTTGATGCAAATAATATCCAATTAGGCTTAAATAAGGTTGTAGTAGTAGATGAGGGTAGTATGAGTAATATATCCTCAAATACCGACATTACAAGCATTAAAGAGGGTATTGAGTTCCAACTTAAAACAATAGCATTTAATAACAACCTGAACTTTGACTTTGGATTATCAGGAAGTAAGTCAGGTGTAGCATTAAAGATAGAAAACTTAGAACTGCTTGAAGCAAGAGAAGATGAAGTAGAGAAGTGGAGAAGGGCAGAAAAGAATATATATGAGATTGAAAGACAAATAGTACAAGTAGAAACAGGTTTACAATTACCTGAATCTATTGCACTTGACTATTCAGAAGTTAAATTCCCTGATTTTGATGCAGAAAGAGATGAATGGGATTGGAAGTTCAAACATGGTATAGCAGATAGATTTGATTATCTAATGGCTCAAGATCCTGATAAGTTTCCTGATAGACAGGCAGCAATGGACTTCTTAGATGAAAAGAAACAAGAAACAGATACAACTGATAACATATTTAAACTAAACCGAGCAAATGGCGAAGGTACTTAAAGCATACTTAGACAAGATAACTGATTTAGAAGAACAGATAGATAGAGAAGTAGATGAGTTATTAAGAGTTATTGACATAGATCAACTACTTGCAAATCCTGAGCAGTATATGCAAGAACTATCTAAACAATTCTTTGAATCACTTGATGATGAACTAAAACAGGCTATTGATGCAGGACAAGTCAAGGCAGATAGGATTATAAAGAGTATTGGAAGCAAACTTCAAAAAGATTAAGTCTGATATAGACTTTAAACAAAATGTTAAGAAACTAATTGATGAGGCTATATTCTTAGCAGCACAAATCAATGTAAAAGAAATCAAATCAGGATTAGACAGGTCCACAGGTCCTAAAGGTAAGAAGTTTGAAAAACTTGCACCATCTACAATAGCACAAAAGAAGAAAAAAGGACAACCACTTAAACCACTTATAGCAACAGGTATGATGAGAAAATTACCACCTGTTAAAGGTAAAAAAGGTAAAACATCTATAAGTGTTGCAAAACAAAGGGTAGAAATAGGTGGGTATCATGATCAGGGTGGTAAAACAACAGGCAGACCACCTAAAAGAGAATGGTTTGATATATACAAGACTGCTATACCTAAAATAGAAAAGATGTTTAAATCCAAACTAATTAAACTATATTCAAGACTATGAACACATATAGTGAGTTAAATATAAAAATAGCCAAAAAGATAGATGATTTATCATTAATAGTTACATCTAATCTACTATCTCGTGTTAATGCTATGAGATTATCAGGAATGGCTGCATCTGAAGTCAGAAAAGTATTAGTTGCAGATCTTATTGCAGGTGGTAGAATATTTGGACAACTTAAAAATGGTGTTAAGAACATATCTAAAAATGCAGTAGAAGAAGCAGGTAATATAGCAGCACAAAAAGTATTTGAACAACAAGGATTAAAACAATACAAATGGATAACAGTAGGAAAGAATATATGTCCTGATTGTAAACCAAGACATGCTACTACAGGAGATTTAGAATTTTTTAGAAATATAGGTATGCCTAAGAGTGAATTTAGTGTATGTGGACATAATTGTAATTGTCAGTTAGTACCTATTGAGTATAAAGGAGAAGATTTAAGTGAACCTATAAAGTATAAGAAATCAACTGAAGGAAGAAAATGATTAGAACTGCTATAGTTACACCTGATAAACACTTTCCACAACACGATCAGAAAGCAGTTAATGTAGTATGTCAGGCAATTATGAAGGTAAAACCTGATATATATATTGACTTAGGAGATACAGGAGAGTGGAGTTACTTTAGTAATCATTATTGGAAGGGCAGACATGCTAAACCATTAGAAGATCTAATACCATTACTAAATAAAGATGTTAAAGCAGTAAACAAGGGTATGAATCAGATAGATAGAGCATTAGATGAGGTTAATTGCAAAGAAAGACATTTTGTACAAGGTAACCATGAAGTATGGCTTGATAACTTTGTTATGAAATATCCTTACTTAGATAAGTATGAAACATACAATGCTTTAAGGTTAGAACAACGTGGATATGAATACCACCCTTATTTTAGAAAGAAACTGCTTAAAATAGGCAAATTAAACTTTGCTCATGGACACAGGACAGGTATGCACCATGCTAAAGCACACCTAATGATGTATGGAGAATCAGTTATGTATGGACATACACACGATTTACAAAGACATACACATACATCTCTTGGTGGTACTATATCTGCTTGGAGTTTAGGTTGTTTAAAGAATATTGAGGAAGATGAGGATTGGCTTAGAGGAAACTTAACAAATTGGAATCATGCTTTTGCTATTATACATTTCTTTCCAAATGGTAATTATGTGGTTCAGGTAGTAGAGATTATTAAAGGTAAAACTAACTTATGGGGAGAAGAATTGAATGGAAGTAAAAGATAATGGATATTTTAACAGTATTGGAACAATTTGGAATACCTGTAACAATGACAATAGCATTTGGATTTTTTATATGGAGGCAAAACAGGTTCATACAAGAAACTCTAATGACAGAACTCGACCAAGACTTCAAGAGGTTGGAAGGTATTATTATTAAGTTGATAGATCAACAAAAAAAGGTGCAAATGGAGCAAAAGAAGTTAAATGGTATATTTAAGGCACAAGTAGAAATTATTGCTCGTTTGAGTGGAAATGGCTTAAAAGACAAGTTCCTAAGAATAATGGAAAAAGGTGGAATGGTAGATGAATAAAACTAAACAGTTCAAAATACAAACACCTGTAGGTTCTGTTGAGAGTGATAGTGGTAATCACATAGTAGATGTAATAACAGTATTAGCAGCAATCCTGTTAGTATTTATAGGTAAAAAGATAATGGAGAAGATATAATGGCTAAATTTAAAGGTAGAAAAGTAAAACTAAATAAGCCAACAAGGATAAGAGCAGGACAACCATCTCATGGTAAAAAAAAATTTCAAGTATTCGTAAATGACGGAGGTAAGACCAAAAGAGTTACTTTTGGAGATCCTAACATGAGAATAAGAAAAACAAATAAGTCTGCAAGAAAATCTTTTAGAGCAAGAATGAAATGTAGCACAGCAAAAGATAAAACAACTGCAAGATATTGGTCTTGCAAGAAATGGTAAACGAACATGAAAGTAGATGAGTTAGTAATCAAGTTAATAAAAGACAAAGTAAAACAAGAAGTAGAAGAAGTATTCAATCCAAAGAATAAAGAAAAATTTGTTGATATGATAAATGATAATGTCAATATTCCTATTCTTAGAGAGAAAGATGAAGCAATAGTATTTGATGCTTTATATGACTTAGTACATGAGTTTGTTAAAAAAATAAAAAAGTAGTAGTAATAACCCTGAAACAATAATAAATTACAAGGAAGAATTATGAAAAATTCAGAACAAAATCCAACCACCGACAATCAAGGTGTAAAATCCGATTCCGTTCAAGGAAACGATAACCCTTCCGTTGATTCAACAAACAACGACAATAAAACTGTTGATTCGATTCCTTATGCTCGATTTAACGAGGTTACTAAGCAAAAGAAAGACTTAGAGGCCAAGTTAAGAGATTACGAGGCAAAACAAGAAGAAAATCGTGTTAAAAGACTTGAAGAACAAGGTAAGTATAAAGAATTAAATGCTGAACTAAGTTCTAAAGTGTCTAAATACGAAGAAAAACTTAATGTTTATGCTGAAAAAGAAGCAAAGGAACGAGAGGACTTAGTATCACAATTAGACGATCAAGACAAAGAAGTTTATGGATCTTTAAGTAATGATCAACTTAGAAAACATTTGGCTAAAGGTCAAAAACCTAAACCTGCTACTATTAATACTACTCAACCTGTAAGGGATACAAGTGGTAATAGAGTATCAGATTGGACAAATCTTTCTAAAAATGATAAAAAATCTAATTGGAAATCGATACTAAAGACCTATAAAAAATAACTTAATTAAAAAATATATTGTCCTACTTGAAGGCACTCTTGCAGTTGATAGAGGGCAAAGATCGGAGAAACTATGGCAACAGGATTTGCTTCACCAGCAACTTCTCAGGCTGCAGATGCTGAATTAGCAGTATTTATACCTGAATTATGGACAGATGCAGTAAGAGCATCTTTCAAAAAAAACTTAGTACTTGCAAACGTAGGTACAGACTTTTCATCACTTGCAGCAGGTGGTGGAGATACAATTAACATACCAAGTGTAGCAGATGTACCAAACGTGGTTGCAAAAGCACCACATGTAGCATTTGATTATACAAGTGCAACTGAAGATAGTCTTTCATTAGCACTAACTACTCATAATGTAACAGGTACAATGGTAGAAGATATGGGTGCAATACAATCAAGTTCTGATTTGTTAAGCATGTATTCTGATTCTATTGGTTACAAACTTGCTTTAGGATTTGATACTAATGTTGAAACTGCTTTAGCACTAACAACAGAATGTATTAATATTGCAGGTAATACAGTAGCAAAAACTATTGATGCTGCTACATTAGCACACATAAGCAAAGTTGTATTAGAAAATGATTGTCCTCTTAGTGAGTGTACACTTGTTTTAAATCCAACTTTATATGCTTCACTATTTAGAATTGATGATTTTATTCATATTTCTAAAACAGGTATTGCAGATGCTGATAATGGACAAGTAGGATCTGTTATGGGTATGAATGTAGTATTATCTAATAATATTACTTCTACAAACCATAATGATGCTGTTGATTCAGATGATGGTGCATTAAACAATGCAAACGTACTTGGTGGATTTGTAGTACATTCATCTGCTCTTGCTTATGGCTTTAGCCAAGCACCAAGAGTACAAGCAGAATACTCAGTTGATCATTTAGCAACTAAACTAATAGGAGATTCTATTGGTGGTGCTAAATTAGTTCAAGATGCTTCTCAAACTAAATGTTGGGGAATCGTTGAAGAAGGCACAACTGCTTGGTAGTAAGTAAATAATAATAATACAGGGTAGTGTAATGCTACCCTGTACACTTAGGAGAATACATGAAAGATATTAAAGTTATATTTAGAGGTTATAAAGTACCATCAGGTAAACCATTAAATGTGCCTGTTATGATAGGTAAAGCAAGATTAGAACAATATAAGAATGATGGTAGGTATGATATGGAAATTTTAGATAAACCAAAGCCTAAAAAGAAAAAAGCACCTAAAAAGGAGGCTTCAGATGAGTAGAGATGGAGTGGTTAGAGGTAGTAAAAGAATTATAAGAGTTGTACCAACACTTAGTACAGATGCTTATGCAGCAGATGATGTATTATTTACAAGTGTAGAAATACCAAGAGCAGTAATTGAAAAAGGTGGTTGTTCTGAACTTAAACATATGTTTTTAGTAGATAGAGCAGATTCAGGTGATATAGATATAGATTTTTATTTTACTGAAAAAAACACAGCATTTGGAACACAAAATGCTACAGCAGATATAAGTGCAGCAAATATGAAGGCTATTGGTTTTTGTGGTTGGGCATTACTCAATGGTGCAGTTGCTACTTCAGGTAATAATGTAGATAATGCAACTATACATAAAGTGATGAGTGCAAGTGATGCAAATGAAAGTTCATCTCCTGTAACACATCTACAAGCAGAATCTGATAGCACAAGTGTATATGTTCATGCTGTTATAAGGACAGGCACACCTACATTTGCAGCAGATTCTTTAGATTTAGTATTTCACATAGAAGATTAATGTCTGAAATAGAAAAAATAGTTGATAGGAATGGTAAAGGTAGTTTATACAGGATTCCTGTTGGCGATCAGGTGTATAAAGAAAACTATAACAAGATATTCAGGAAAGAACAGGAAAGTAAATGAATGAGAGCAAATATATGAGGGTAGGATTGTTGTTTTTCCATGCTCGTTCAACATATGTATCTTCCTTGTTGCCTACCCTCAAATTTTAATATGCCTCGTTTTGGAACAAGATCAAAAAGGAATTTAGCAACTTGTGATAAGAGATTGCAAAGAATATTCAATGAAGTTATTAAACATGTTGATTGCTCAGTTATTGAAGGGCATAGAGATCAACAACGACAAGACAAGTTATATGACGAAGGTAAAACAAAACTTAAATACCCTAATGGTAGGCATAATCTTAGTCCAAGCCTTGCTATTGATGTCGTTCCTTATCCAATAGATTGGAAAGATAGAGAACGAATGACACTATTTGCAGGATTTGTTAAAGGATTAGCAAAGGGTATGTACAATATAAATCTAAGATGGGGTGGAGATTGGGATTCTGATTTTCATGTTCAGGACAACAGATTTGATGATTTCCCTCATTTTGAAATAAAGGAGAAAAAGTGATAGATAGTTTAAAGACTACTGCAGGATCATTTGCAACCATAGGAGCAAACTATGCTGATTTACTAACAGATTTACAAAGTATAGTAATTGGTGCTTTATGGATAATATACTTATATAATAAAATAAGAATGGAGAATAAATAATGGACTTTTTTATAAATAATTGGGATATAGCATTAGCAATATTCGTAGTTTTAGAGAAAATAGTTAAACTAACACCTACAAAGTATGATGACATACTAATCGACATGATTTGGGGTGGTTTAAAAAGATTGGTAGGTAAATAATGCCTAAAGGAAAAGGAACATACGGATCTAAGGTAGGCAGACCTAAGAAAAAGAAAAAAATGAAAAAAACTAAAAAGAGAAGGTAGGGATTCTCGTATGGCTATAAATAACATCACTTTAGGGGAAGATCAACCTCTAAGTAATGATTTAAAGCCGATTAAGGTCGGTGGGGAGGCTTCTATATTAGAAATTTCCTCACCTTTACCTGATGGTTCTGATAGTGGCTTATTTAGAGTTGATGGCGACTTAGATATTACAGGCACACTAAAAACCAAACTTTCACACGATTTAATTTACGACTTTGATGATGAAGTCAATACATTAGCACAAGTAAAGATAGATGCTTTAATAGATTCTGCTCCTGCTGCTTTAGACACACTTAACGAACTTGCTGCTGCACTTGGCGATGATGCAAGTTTTGCTACTACAGTTACTAATAGTTTAGCATTAAAAGCACCATTAGCAGCACCTGCATTTACAGGTAATGCAACATTTGATTCTACTACATTAACAATAGATGCTACTAACAATAGAGTAGGTATAGGCACTGCAAGTCCTGATAGTAATTTACACATTAAATCCTCATCTGCTACACAACCTGTATTGCAACTTGAAACTGCTTTAGATGGTGGTGGTGCAGATACGTTTATAAGGTTTGGAGATAGTACAGAAAACTATTCTTATGCTTTAGGTATTGACGATAGTAGTAATACTTTTAGATTGGCTTATAATGGCTCAAGTTATAATGGAGCAGTATTAGGAACTACTGATTTAATACAAATTAGCACAGCAGGTCTTGTAACTCTTGAGGGACTTAGCCTTGGTGGACATCCAATGTATGATATTGATGTTGGTAGCGAGTTTGTTGATACTGACGACCATTTAATGACATCAGGAGCAATTAAAGAAAAAATTGAAAGTTATTCTTATTTACCATTAGCAGGTGGAGATATGACAGGACACTTACA